TTGGCTTGGGTTCTGGCGTGTGTCCTTCCCTTCTTTTTTTTTTTTTTTTTTTTACGTCCAGGCGACGGCCAATGAATGGCTTTTATCTTCAATTGTGGCTGAAATTTTAGACCATAGAAAGTTGTTCGACTATTGCCCGCTCTTTTTCAGTCCAAGCCTCAAGAACATAATGAGACTGATCCAGGACATCTAAATAAGCGGGTTTTTTTTCCTTCTCTTCCAAACTCAGGGGCTTATCTATACTCCACCCGACGACCTTCGGGATACAAACAGGAGTATAAGGCAGAGTAATTGGAACTGCAACATCGTGTAGAATTAGGCAGCCTTCATCCGCTGCCGACTGATACGTCTCCACAAGACGGACACAAGAGTCTTGGACTTCAGGATCATAAGAAGCCATAATTATCTTGTCGACGTCTTCATCAGTCACGGACACTTCTACAGGGTCGTGAGTCCAATAAATTGCGCCCTTTGACCTATATCTATCCTTGACAACAGTCTCCCAGAGCGACTTATTGACTTTGAAATATCCGCTAACGCGTTTGGTCTCTGCTCGCGCGGAGTCGATGCCAAAGTTCCAAAAACGCATAGTTTCGGATAAAGGAGTCGGTCTTGACTTGATAGAATATAGGAGTTGTTGGGTAAGAAGTTTTTTATCTAATTTTTTTTTTACGAGACCAGTTCCTCCCAATTGTACGGGAAGCCAATTTCTCATAGCCAGATCGACAGAGAGATTTCGACTCGTTTTTTGATCGCAACGCAAAAGCTCGACCCAGTGACGGTCCGGTGACTTGGCAGAACCACCAAGGACCGAAACCAGTTTGCCTGGGTGAACAGTGAGTCTTCGGGATAGTCGACGACCATCCCAACAAAACAAAGCACTATTCACAGTTAAAAATTCAGAGCTAAGCGGAGACTTTGACATCTCAGCGATTCCATTAACTTTCTCCACCGCGTTTTTCCATCGTTTTTCTATTCCGGAAACGCCCACTATGACGGTATCATCCCCGTTAAACCCTCCTTTGCACCAGCCAGAAACGTACTCGATGAACTTTGCTTGATCCACGATACGAATCGCTTCATCAAGATCACCGTGAGAGTCCATAATAATGGCCAGGGAGGTAGCGCAGAGTACAGGGAAAGACACATCCGAACCCATATTGAAGCCACCGGCTTGACGCTGGAAATGATGGCAAGGGCCTAGACAGGCACAGTTGGTTAACGGAAGGACTTGACCGCCCACTCTTTTATAGTAACGAGCCTGATAGGAGTATCCCCTAAGGAGTTGCTCATCCTCTTCGTCCAAAGAGAACTGATCTACAAGTTCATCACAGGCCAACGCCATGATGTCTGTATGTAACAGATCA